CTCGAGGTCTTCGATTTTGCACTGACCGATGACGAGATGAAGCGGATTGCAGAGCTCAAGCGGCCGGACGGCAGGATTGCCGATCCAGCAGGCCGCGCGCCGGCGTGGGACTGATACACCAGCGAAATCAGGGGATTAAGATGATTTACCTAGCCTTTGTCATGTCGCGCATGTTGCAAAAAATTCCTTAATGTTCTCAAATACCTGTCCGTGCTAGCGTCAGCTCGACGCGACATGGGTGCGACATGGCCGAGTCCCCGCGACCCCCGAAGATTCAATTTCTCGAAGCGCGATTGCGTGGGCATAGCGGATTTGAGCTTGCGAAGGATCAACCTCAGCAGTTTGAGAGTCACGGTCGCGAGCTCAAGCTCGGAAAGCGCGGCGCTCCTACGATCCCGACAATCCAGATCGAAATCCTGCGGGATGCCTTGCGCGATTATTTGCAGGGGGCAAAGCGAAAGCCGAAAGCAACGGTCGAATGTCTCAAGATCGTGATGGACTGGGCTAAGGGCAAGGGCTGGAAAATCGGCAGCAAAAACGCTCTGCAGCGAATTATACGACCGGTGTACCGCGACCTCTGGCCGAAGAACTAATTTGGTAAAAAGCTTTTTGCCAACGAAACGCTTTGCTGCGCTTCTGAACAAGGCATAAGGGGTTTGAGCATCACGGAGGTGATGCTCAGATGCCACGCTCGCGCGAATCAAGCCCACAAGACGACGATATCCTTTGGGGCGCCGAGGAAATCGGCGCCGAAATCCGCCGCACGCCGCAGCAGGTCTATTACCTGCACGAGCGCGGGCTCCTGCCGACGAAGAAAGTGGGACACCGCACGATAACCGCCGTGCGCGGTGAGCTGCGCCGGCACTTCGCTGCTGGAAAATCTGCTTAACGCGAATCGAATCCTCGGCGCATCCGTCCGCCCAACGCCGAGGACGAACATCATCATCAGGGCGACGAAGGAAGCGGCCGGCGCGCCTTTGCCGAGGCGGCCGGCCAGGAAGGGTCCCAAAATGCGCGCTGCTGATATCCGATCCGCCCCGCGGGCGCAAGCGCCTCGCATCGTCGCTCAATCGCCACTTGGCTGCGCCTGGCAGCAGGCCAGCGCCGCAGAGCGCGAGGCTTTCGTGCGTGCGGCACTCGAGGCGCTCGCTGACGTAGCCGAGCGCGCCGTGCTGTCCTCGCCGGCGCTCGGGCGGCTCCGCGCGACTTGTTGGCGGTAACACGAAGCGCCGCCCGCTCTCAGCGCGGGAGGCGCCTCTTTTTGAGACTTCGACATGCGCACCAGGTTCGCCACTGCTCAGAGCGCCACCGCCGTCGCCGACGACCTCGTCAACAGCGTCGCGTCCACCACCGATACCGAGACGGTCATCACCGTCGATCTCGACGAGCTCACCGCCACGATCCGCACCGCTCTCGAGGGCGCCGAACATGCCGCGCACAGTCTCCTTGAGCACGCCCTGACCGCCGGCGATGCGCTGATCCAGGCCAAGAAACAGGTCGGCCGCGGTTGGCTCAAGTACCTCCGCGAACGCATCAACCGCAGCGAAGATACCGCCGAACGGTACATGTTGCTCGCTCGGCACCGTCAGCTGTTCGAAACAGATTCCGCACGCGTGCGGAATCTTAGCCTCAACGCAGCACTGCGGCTGATCAAACAGTCAGCGGCGCCGTCGGCCGGCAGCAGGGCCCTCGCGAGGAAACAGAGTCGCAAGACCGTGCCCAACGGCGCCACAGAGGCGATCGCGCCGTCGGCGGCCCCGGCATCCACCGCCGAATTTGACGACGTTGGCCTAGCCAGCTCCGGCGAAATCGCGCGCTTGACCGCCCGGACCGATGAGCTCCAGGCCGAAAAGCGCCGGCTCGAGTTCCAGGTCATCAACCTGCGCAGTGAGATCGACGATCTCAAGACCCCACCCAAGGCGCGAACCGTCTCGGAGCTGATCGAGGTTGTTCTCGCGTTCGACGTGCTGGCGGCGGGGGGCGACATCAACGCCGCCGCTGCCGCGCTCGAAACCGGCGCGCCGGCGCGGCTACGTGAGGTCGCGCGGTTGCTGTTGACGCTCGCCGCCTGCACCACGCTGAAAGCCAACACCGTCGAGGCGAACGCCGACGGTCTCGGCGCCAACACGACGCCCGCCGTGCTGGAGATGCCGGATATCCCTGAATTCCTACGGCGATGATCATGGCCCTCGATCACTCATGCCAGGTCCAACGCCACCCGCTCAGCGAGCGCGCGCTCGACTGTTACAGCACCCCGTCGGTCGCGGTCGAGGCGTTGCTGCGCGACGAGCGGATTCCGCATTGCGTATGGGAGCCGGCGGCGGGGCGCGGCGCGATCGCACACGTGCTGCGCGATCGCGGCCACACCGTGATTGCCTCTGACATCGAGGACTACGGCTTCCCGTTGCATTTTCAACGCGACTTTTTCACCGAGACCGGAATGCCGGCCGGCGTCGAGGCGATCGTCACCAATCCGCCGTTTCAGATCGCCGAGCAGTTTGTCGCGCACGCGCTCGACCTCTGCCCGCTCGTGATCATGTTGCTACGGCTAGCGTTCCTCGAATCCGAGCGGCGCTGTGGAATCCTCGAGGGGCGCGGGCTGGCGCGCGTGCACGTGTTTCGCAAGCGATTGCCCATGATGCACCGTGATTCCTGGCGCGGGCGTAAAGCCAATAGCGGGATGGCATTTGCGTGGTTCTGTTGGTCTCGGGAGCATTCAGGGCCAACCACCATTGATCGCATCAGCTGGGAGCGCTGAATATGAAAACATTCGTCGCGGAATGCCCGTGCTGTCACGGCGAAGGCCAACTGCTCGTCTTCGGTGACAAACTGCCATCAACCGGGCTGCCAACTTTTTGCTGTCACTGCCAAGGCCGGGGGGAAATCGCGGCCGAGGTCGACAAGCCGCGAATCGGCAATCCGATCCAAACCTTTTCGGGGCATCTTTTCTATCCGCTCGACCCGCGCCCCGAGGAGGTCTTCATCGAGGATATCGCCGCGGCGCTCTCAAAGCTCTGCCGCTTCGGCGGTCACACGCGAAAGTTCTACACGGTCGGCGAACATTCGGTTTGGTGCTCGCGCTACGCTCCGCCCGGCCTGCAGCTCGCCGCTTTGCTGCACGACGCGACCGAGGCATACGCGGGCGACGTCATCACGCCCATCAAGCGCGAACTCCCGGCCTACGCTGACATCGAAAGTCGCCTCGCGACCGTCATCGCGCAGCGCTTTGACGTGCCACTGCACCCCCTGCCGGCCGAAATCAAGCACATCGACCGCGCGATCCTTGCCGACGAGGTGAGGCAGAATCTAGCCCCTTCATCGTGCTCGTGGCCGGAGATCCAGCCTCTTGGTGTGCAGCTTGAATATTGGGCCCCAGAGCGCGCGTGCAAGGAGTTTTTACGCGCATTTGCTCAGTACGGGGGTGTGGAATGAAGGTCCTTGGCGCCGATTGCGGAATCCATGGCGCTTGCGCCGTCATCGAGATCAATGACGGCACCGTGCCACAGCTCATCGATGTGATCGACATTCCGACCGTCGGTATCGGTGCGAAGGAACGCGTCGACGTCCTGGCGCTTCGTAGCTGGATCGAAACGCATCGGCCTCAACACGCGCTGATCGAACGTGGACAGGCGATGCCGAAACAGGGCGCAAGCAGCGGTTACAAATACGGCCGCGCGGTCGGCTCCATCGAAGCGACGATCGCGTGCTGCGGAATCCCGCACACGGTCATCGAGCCGACGGCGTGGAAAAAATTCCACGGACTCGCGGCGGCGAGAAGGAAGCCAGCCGTCAACGCGCACTTCAGTTGTTTCAGAGCGGCCACACGCTGTTCGCGCGCAAGCGGGATCACAATCGCGCCGAGGCGACGCTGATCGCATTAACGAGAATCTCTACATGACCTTCGGCAAAATCCTCAAAAGCTACGTCGCCCAGCAACAGAGGCTATCGCAAAGCGATGCCTTCCTTAATTTTGCCGATCGGCAGACGCCGGCGCCGATCAAGGCCCGCCAGCGCGCGACCGCGAAGCGCGCGGCAACCGCGGCCGAGAAGCGAGAGGCGGAGCGCGAGCAAATGGCCCGCCTGTGGCGCGCGCATCGAGCCGAACGGGTCAGCCAGTTGCTCGAGGGTCCCTACGGCAAGGCTGCACGCGAGCTAATCGTATTTTTGGGCGCGATGACGCCCGCGAATGAGACGGCGCTGATCGATCTGGTCAAGCGCGGTCCGTGGCGCACCGCCGACACCGACACGCGCTTCGAAGTCCTGTCGCTGATCAACGCCGCCATCACCACGCTGCGCGAACGCGCCGGCCTACCGCCATTCAACGATGCACTGCACAACGAGAAACACAACGCGTTTCTGACCATCCGGGAGCTGCTGCGATGACTGAATATGCAGCACTCACCGAACGTGTCGATTGCGCGACGACTGCGATCCAATCTAACCGCGAATCGCGCGTTGTATTTCTCGACGTCGAGAGCCGCGGCATCATCGATCTGCGCACGAGCGGAATCCATAAGTACGCCAATCACAAAGACACTGAGATTTCAGTCGTCGGCTTCGCGATCGGCGACGATCCCGTGCGGCACTGGTTTGGCCCCGTGCGGCGACAGCGCGCTGCCGATCCGGTACCGCCGAAGATCGTCGCAGCCGCGCTCGACCCAGACTACCTCTTCACCACACATAACGTCCAGTTTGATCGCACGCTCTATGAAGCTCAGCTCGTACAGCGTCATGGCTGGCCGCAAGTTCCGCTCTCGCGCTGGCGCTGCACGATGGCGATGGCGCAGGCGAGCGCCCTGCCGGGCAGCCTCGACGGCGCGGCGGCGGCGCTGGGGCTGCCGATCAGGAAGGACCGCGAGGGCCAACGCCTGATGCTGGCGATGGCCCGCCCGCGCAAACCGCGCAAGGGCGAGAACTCGAACATCCCGTTCCCACAATATCTCGACGACGACACGAGCTTCGCGCGGCTCGCATCCTACAACGCGTGCGACGAAGAGCTTCTGCGCGCCCTGTTCAAGCGGCTGCGGCCGCTGCCGCCGGAAGAACAGGCGCTGTGGGAACTGGACTTCACCATCAATGCGCGCGGATTCCACGTCGACGTCGAGCTGGCAAAGGCCGCCCGCGATCTCGTTCGCCGTGAGCAGGCCGAGATCAAGGCCGAAATCGTCGCGCTGACGGGCGGCAAGATCGCCACAGCTGGTCAGGTCGCAAAGATCACCGCGTTCGTGCGCGCACGCGGGCACCAACTGGCCGGCCTCACGAGGCGCTCAGTTTCTGCCGTTTTAGCGCGCGGCAATCCCGACCAAGACGTTCGCCGTCTGCTCGAGCTCCGTCGCGAGGGAGCGCGCGCCTCCGTTCGCAAATTGGACTCGCTGCTGGCCTCCGTCGACGACGATGGCCGCCTGCGCGGAACGCTCCGATATCACGCCGCGGCCACTGGCCGCTGGTCGGGGCGAGGATTCCAACCGCAGAATCTGAAGCGCCCGGAAAGCGAAGACATCACCGGCGCCGTCGATGCCGTGCTGGCCGGCAACCTCAACGGCGTGCGCGAGCTCGGCGCACCGCTCAGCGTCGTCGGCGATATCGCCCGATCGCTGATCTGCGCGGCACCGGGGCACGTACTCTTCGCCGGCGACTTCTCGACCGTCGAGGCAAGGATCCTGGCCTGGTTCGCAGGCGAAACCTGGAAAATCGACGTGTTTCGCCACTACGACCTTACTGGCTATCCCGCCCTCGATTTCTATCTGGTTGCCGCGTCGCAAGCGCTCAGGCGCCCGATCGCGCCTGACGACGAGGCCGGGCGCCACATCGGCAAGACGTGCGAACTGGCGTTCGGCTTCGGCGGCGCACTGGGGGCTTGGCGCCGGTTCGATGCTGACGAGCACACCGACCAAGAGGTCAAAGGATTCGTCGAGCGCTGGCGGCAATCGCACCCGGCGACGACGCGATTCTGGCGCCGGTTGGAGAGCGCGATCAAGCGTACTGTCCGCACCGGCGAGCGTGGCACGCTCGGCAATCTCGCCTTTGAATTCGAGAGCGGAACACTGCGCATCGTACTGCCGAGCGGCCGCTGCATCTCTTACCCAGAAGCACGGCTGGTGCCGGGGAAATTCAAGAACACGACGCAAGTCGCCTTCAAGGACAACGCGCGCGGCGGATGGAATGACGTAACCGCCTGGCACGGGACCTTCGTCGAGAATGTGGTGCAGGGAACCGCCCGCGACCTACTCGTCACGGCAATGCGGCGGATCGAGCGCGCTGATTATCCGATCGTCCTACACGTGCACGATGAAATCATCTCCGAGGTGCCGGAGGGCTTCGGCAGCGCCGATGAATTTCACCGGCTGATGATCGAACCGCCAGCGTGGGCCACAGGATTGCCTATCGCGGCCAAGGTGCGAATTGGCCAACGCTACAGCAAAGCAACAAAACCGAAGACGCCGGTAACCGAGCAGACACCGGCAACAGCTGACGTCGGCGCGCGCGATGACAAAGTTTATGTCGATGATTTCTGAGATCCTCGCCAGCTACGCGCGCAACATCCGCGTGCCGGATACGCATCGAGCTACCACGCTCGGCGCCAGCGACATTGGGCAGTGCGCGCGCAAGACGTTCTACCTCAAACGCGGCGGCAAGCGCGATCCCGGACATATCGACGGATGGGGCGCAGCGCTGCGCGGCAGCGTGCTCGAGCAGGCATTCTGGCTGCCGGCACTGCGCGCCCGCTTCTTCGACAAGCTGAAGTTCGCCGGCAATGAGCAGCGGCAGTTCAAGAGCGGATTCATCTCGGCTACGCCCGACGCGCTACTGACCGACGTGCCGTCCGACATCTTGAAGCCGCTGGTACCGGATATCAGGTCGGACTGTCTACTGCTGGAATGCAAGTCGATCGACCCGCGGATCAAACTCGACGCGCCCAAGCCCGAGCACAAATACCAGGCGATCGTGCAGCTCGGGGTGGTGCGCGAAGTCACCGAGTTTCAACCGCGTTACGCCGTCATCAGCTACGTCGACGCGTCTTTCTGGGACACCGTCACCGAATTCGTCGTCGAATTCGATGCGGACGTCTACGCCAGCGCCAAGGCGCGCGCCGCCAAGGTGTTCACCGCCAGCGCAGCATCCGAGCTGCCGCCGGAAGGCTTCATCGCTGGCGGCAAGGAGTGCGAACTCTGCCCGTTCACCAAAGCCTGTGGCATCGAGCAGCGCGCCGTACCGCCGCTGTCGTCGGCCAGCGCCGACCCGCAGTTCATCGCCGAGATGCGCGACCTCGCCGTCGCGCACAAGGCGCGCCAAGGCGAGGTCGAAGCCGCGACCGTCAAGGTGCGCGAAGTGCAGCACGAAATCCGCGAGCGACTGCGCGCCAAGGGGTTACGTCGCGTCGCCGGCGATGACTTCTCGGTGACCTGGACGCCGGTCAAGGGCCGGCAGGGATTCGACGTCAAAGCGCTGAGCGCGGCTGCGACCGCCGCCGGCATAGACGTCAGCAAGTTCGAGACAACCGGCGAACCCAGCGATCGTCTCGATGTCCGCGTGCGCGAAGCACGCTTCTAGTAAAGGAGACACAACGATGAACGACAACAATCCGAAGAAAACAGACGCACAGGTACCGGTGCCGACCAACGACAATCAGGTGCCCGCCACCACCGACAAGAACGTGTTCGAGGCCTACGCCAACGAGACCGACACGCAAAGAATCCTCGGCGCGCTCTTGAAATTCACCAAGGGCGATTGGCTGATCGGCCGCGACGGCGAGGAGTGTCCGGAGAAGGAGCTCGTCGCCGTCGTGCCCGGGTTGGTGCACGGCTGGATTCGCTGGGAGGACAACCGCCCGGTCGAGCAGGTCATGGGCCTGCTGATCGAAGGCTTCGTCCCGCCTGAGCGCAACACGCTCAGCCACAACGACAAGGCAACATGGGAGCTCGACGCCGGCGGTGAGTCCCGCGACCCCTGGCAGCAGGGACTCTATCTGCCCATGGTCACGGTCGACGGCGAGACCGTCTACACGTTCACCACCTCGAGTGATGGCGGGCGCCGCCGCGGGGTAGCACCACTCTGCAGCGAATACGGCCACCGTATTCGCCAGCATCCGAACGAGCTCCCCGTCGTCCGGTTAGAACAAGATTCCTACCTGCACTCCAACCGCAGCATCGGGCGCGTGAAGTACCCGCTGTTTCCGGTCGATCGCTATGTCGAGGGCAAGCCGTACCTCGACGCTGTCGCAGCGATCGCCGGACGGCCGCTGACCCCGCTGCCGGGAATGGCGGCGTGACCCTTGCGTGACCCTGCGGGGCCTGAACCGCGCTGGTCGCGGGTAGGGCAATTCGGGCTCCGCCCTTCTTCTCTTATGAGCGCCCAACCATGCACCCCGCGGCCGAATTCATCGTTGCAATGTTCGGGCCGCATCCCGACGGCCGTGTCTATGTGGCCACCCTGCCCAATCCCGAGAACAAGGGCACTAAGTCCGATGGGCCCGACGAACTCCACGTGCTGAGCCGCAGCTCGGCGCAGATCACCGACTTCGTCACCCGCCACGATCAACCGGGCGAAGGCTGCTTCGCCTGCGTCGCCACCATTCAGGACAAGGCCACGCGCCGCGCCGAGAAGACCGTGGCGCAGATTGTTTGCCTGCACGCGGAGATTGATTTCCGCCAGATCCAGGAGACGCCGGAGGAGGCCGAGCGCGTCATCGTCGACCTGCCGCTGTCGCCGAGCCGCGCCCATCACTCCGGCCACGGGCTGCACCTTTACTGGTTCCTCAAGACTGCGATTGTCGGCACACCGGAGAGTAGCGCGCGACACAAGCAGCTGCTGCGGTGCACGGCCGACTACCTCGGCGGCGATCTGGCCGCCTGCCTCGTGCACCAGCTGCTGCGATTGCCGGGCACAACCAACTCCAAGAACGGCGAGCAGATCCCGGTGCGCGTGCTCGTCGATCGTCCGGATCTGCGCTACGACTACGCCGAGCTCGAGCGTTGGATTGCAGCCGCTGGCGCGCCATTACTCCGCCACAAGACCGCGGCCGGCAACGGCGAGAGCCCGGACAACCCGTTCCTGGCGTTCGCGACAAAACATACCAGCGAGGTGCCGCTCGACGTCGAGCGCATGCTGGCCGAAATTATCTATCTCGGGCCCGGCGGCGGCGGCAACGCTCACGACACACTGCTTCGCTGCACTGCCGCCCTGATCCGCCGCGGCGTGCCGATCGACGCCGTCGTCGCCAAGGGCCTCGAGGCGCTGCAGGAGGCCGCCGCACGCTCCGGTGCCGGGCTCGACCCGGTGCAGGCGCGGCGCACCGTCGAAGAAATGGCCAGGAGCGCCGCCGAGAAGTTTCCGCCCGAACCCGAATCCAAATCCGAGCCTGAACCGTGGCAACCACTGGCGACCGTCTACGTCTGTCCCGAGCCGAGCCGAATCCCTCCGCGCGAGTTCCTGTTCGGGCGACACTACATCCGCGGCTTCGTCACCGCGACCATCGCCCCCGGCGGCACCGGGAAATCATCGCGCTCGCTCGCCGAGGCGATCGCCATGGTGACCGCCCGATCATTCCTGGGCGAGATGCCCCGATACGATCCGCTGCGTGTCTGGTACTACGGTGAGGATCCCAAGGACGAGCTCGATCGGCGCATCGCCGCAATCCTCCAACACTACGGGATTCCTATGAGTGAAATCGGGGACCGGCTGTGCGTGGATTCGCTCCACGATCTCCGGCTCAAGGAGCTCGCCATTTCCAAGCCGGATAGGTCCGGCCCCAAGGTGATCTTCAACGAGCGCCTGGTCCGCGACCTCGTCGAGACGTTCCGTACGCGCGAGCTCGACGCCGCGATCTTCGATCCACTCGTCACGCTGCACTCCGTCCCCGAGAACGATCCGGCCTCCATGGACGCCATCGTGCGGAAATTTGGCGTGATCGCTGAGCAGGTACGCAGCGCGATCGACCTCGTCCACCACACCCGCAAGCCAGCCGGCGGCCAAGCTGGGATGACCGTGGATGACGCCCGCGGGGCCCGCGCCATCATCGACGCCGCCCGCGCCGCCCGCGTCCTGAATCGGATGTCGAGCAAGGAGGCCGAGGCCGCCGACATCGAGCCGGACGACTGCTGGCGCTACTTCCGCTCAGATACCGGCAAGGCCAACATGGCACCGCCCGAGGTCGCAGGGTGGAGCGAGTTGGTCTCGGTCGTCATAGCAAACGGCGACAACGTCGGCGTGACGGTTCCCTGGACCTACCCCGGTGTCCTCGACGGCGTCACGCCACAAGATGTGCAATGGATTCGGGAGCTCGTGCGGACCGAGCCGGACCACGCCTACTCTCCCAACACGAAGACATGGATTGGCTACGCGCTCGCGGAGCGGCTTGGGCTCGACGCCGAGGACAAGGCCGACCGCGCCAAGCTCAGGAAGATCCTGAAGGCCTGGTTCGCCAACGGCGTCCTCGCTCGCGATCCGCGGATTGTTCCCGAAAGCCGGAAAATGCGCGAGTTCGTCAAACCGGGAGAGTGGAAGGAAGGCCCGGATCAGGAGCCCTAAAGTGCGAAAGTGTTGACGAAAAGACTTTCGCACCACTTTCGCAGCCGGCGAAGGGGCCGGGGAGGCGAAAGTGTGCGAAAGTCGCTCTCCCCCCTTTAGGGGAGAGGACTTTCGCACTTTCTCCCGACCCGGGTGGGAGAGCACTTTCGCGGTTGTGAAAAACCCCTCTCTAAGGCTTTCGCGGGACTTTCGCAGCCCCAAAATTAACCCTCACGATCCTAAAAATCCCCGCTCGTATCGGGCCTAACTTAAGTACAGCACAAACCTGTGGTATGAGAATAATATACCCCTTCCTGCCTTCTCTTGTGGCGTTCCACTCTGACGAACCCGCCCCGGTTTGAGCAGCCGACACCTCCTGTCACCGCCCGTCGGCGGTGGCAAAAAGTCCTGTTAGCAGTGGAAGTTATGGACCGTTCGTGGGCGTCTAAAAAGGCCTTTCGAGTTATCGCGCCGCACAATGAACAGTTTCAAGGCGTTACCGCCGCGGCCGGCGCTGTCTTGAAACGGGCTGTTTTCAGGACTACCTCGAAATCATGCGTGCAGCCCTGTATTTGCGGGTTTCGACCCTCGATCAGACGACCGACAACCAGGAGTGTGAGCTTCGGGCGGTGGCCGACCGTCTCGGGCATGAGATCGTCGAGGTCTACGCCGACAACGGAATCAGCGGCGCCAAAGGGCGGGACGGCCGGCCGGCGTTCGATCGGCTCTGCCGAGACGCGACCCGCCGGAAATTTGACATCGTCATGGCCTGGAGCGTCGATCGGCTGGGGCGATCGCTGCAGGATCTGGTCGCCTTTCTGGGCGAGATCCACGCCAATCGCTGCGAGCTCTACTTGCATCAGCAGGGACTCGACACGACGACGCCTGCCGGTAAGGCGATGTTTCAGATGATGGGCGTGTTTGCCGAATTCGAGCGCGCGATCATCGTTGAGCGGGTGCGCGCCGGCATGGCACGCGCCAGAGAGAAGGGGACGAAATCCGGCAAGGCTATTGGCCGTCCCAAGATCGCCCCGGGGGTTCGCGCCGCGGTTCGGGCTGCCTATCGGGCTGGTGGTGTTGGGTTGCGCGGGGTTGCCAAGCAATTTGGCATCGGCGTCGAAACCGTGCGTGTTTGCCTAGGCGAAGGCGACTGATCCCGTCTAGAATTCCGCTATTCTGAAACCTAAGTTCCGAGCAGTCTTGCCGGAATCATGGTTTCGGAGCATGATTTTCTCCTATGGGCGCACAGGATACCACTGCGCAGGATGGGAATGACGCTATGGAAAAGCGGCCGGTTCGCGGTGGGATCGCGGGACGGAAAGACTATGCACGCGACAAGCTGACGAACGGCTCGAAGACCTTGCCCGACACTGACGGCCGTCTCCGCGTCGCGCGGCGTTTCCGCGATATCGCAGCCGCCATCTTGGTCGATCAGGGTGGCGCTGAGCTGTGTTCGGAATCGCGCCGGCAGTTGATCAGGCGGTTCAGTGCGGCCTGTGTTTTGGCCGAGGATCTCGAAGGGCGTCTTGCTCGTGGCGAAGAGATCGACGTCGAGCGGCACGCATTGCTGTGTTCGACATTGACGCGGCTGGCCCAGCGCATCGGCATCGACCGGCGCGCCCGGAACGTCAC